CTCGTTCCGGGGCGCACCCCATATCTCCCCCCGACAAACATCTAACCCCCTCGCAATTTTTAGTTACTCGTATTAACCGCAGAAAAACGCGCCCCGGCGCGAAACGGAGCCGAAAAATGACCGAAAATAACGCTTTGATATACGGCGAGATGGAGACCGCCGTTCGAGACGCTATTGAAAAAGCCGATTGGCTTACAGCGGCGGACGGTGCGGCTACTAAGATGCTGATAAACCTGGCGGGGCAGTACGATAATCTCGAAGAAGATTACGTGGACGGTAACATTTCCCGCCCTGAGCAAATTAAGGCACAATACACAGTGAATGTGCACATTGTGCAGTTGATGAAACAGCTAGGGTTAACACCTGAATCACGTCAAGGCGTACCAGAGCAGAAAGTACAGCCGAAAGAGACGGACTCAGAGCGTCGTATGCGTGAACGCCGCGAACGCCGCCGCGCTCGAAACGGTGCAGAGCATAAGCGAGCGTAGCTATGCGGGATGAAAAAGGTAAGCTCTACGGTGATACCGCGCCTCGCATCTTCACGCCGCCTCTTAGAGAGCTAACACCTGAAACTTCGCTAGGTTTTGAAGCGATTGAGACTGCCAAAGAAGATTTAGGCCGTAAACTGCACCCCTGGCAGGAATGGTGGCTTATCCATTCGTTAGAATTAGCGCCTGGCTCGTACACATCGGATGAATACCCGGTTTTGCGGTTCGAGACGGTCATTCTTCTTGTGGCACGCCAAAACGGAAAGTCGTTCATCGCCTCTACCCGCCTTCTTTGGCGAATGCTTATGTGGGATGGGCCGGAAATTGACCCGTTGTTGGTTCTCGGTACCGCTCATAAGCTCGCGGCGGCGGAAGAGATACAGGCGCAAGCTCATAATGCGCTCAAAGCGTCCCCGGCGAGCGACCAAATAGCGAAAATGACCGGTACGAACGGCTCTAAATCGCTCGAATTGGTGAACGGTTCTCGCTACCGCTGTGATGCGGCATCAGATGACGGCGGGCGTTCCTTCTCGGTGACAGACTTGTTCTTTGACGAATTACGTCAGCAACAAGAATGGTCGCCGTGGATGGCGCTTACAAATACGACGAATGCTAAGTTTTCGTCTCAGGTTATCGCCGTCTCGAACGCGGGTGAGTCAAAATCTGTTGTTTTGAACAGTTTGCAGGATAAAGCGCGTGCAGAGGCCCGCGAATTGCAAGCATTTATTGACAATGGCGGCGACCCCGAAGAATGGGCCAAAGAGCATGAAGTATCTTTAGGGCTTTTCGAGTATTCCGCACCGGAAGACGCGAATATCCACGATAGGGACGCATGGGCCGCCGCGAATCCCTCGCTCGGTTACCCCTTTGGCCCTACAGAGAAGAAATTAGCGGCAAGCGCCGCGCTTGTCGGTAATTCCAGTGAAGACGGCGTACCTGAACATAAATTCCGTGCAGAGGTGCTATGCCAGCGCGTTGCAGTCGCCAAAGAAGGCCCGTTTAAGTCGAAAGACCTTGAGGCGTGCCTATCCCCGGCAAGTGAGATTGACTCAGAAAGCCCTATCGTGGTGGGAGTCGATACCTCAGCAGACGGCAAAATGAGCTATGTAGCCGTTGCAGGTTTCACAGCAGACGGTACCCCCCAGGTTGAGGTGCTGACTAAACGCCCGTTCATGGATTGGATACCTGATTTCTTGCGAACAGGGTTGAACTTCACGCCGCGCGATATTGTGTTGCAGGGCAAAGGCTCTCCCATTTCGTCTTATCGAGACTCCCTCGATAGGCAGGGCGTGCGTTTTACCCCGTGTGAAGGCTCTAATCTACCCGCCGCGTGCGTGCAGTTCGCCGAACGGGTAGAACAACATAAAATCCGTTGGCGCGACCAGCCCGTGCTTACCCGCCCTCTTCAAGAGGCGGTCAAAAAACATTACGGCGACGTGTGGTCTTGGAACCGCGATAAGTCGCCTATCGACATTGCGCCCCTCTGTGCGGCAACGTTCGCGCTATGGGGTCTGTTGCGATTACCAGATGAAGATGAATCCAAATCCGTATATGCGGATGAAGATTATAACGAATGGTGGAAGTAGTTAGAAGGTGAAATATGCCTAACGCCGGTGATGTTATAGCGCGCGCGCTCGCAGGTGGACTATCGCGCGCGGTAACTACGTTTATGGGGCGTGAGGTTGTGGTAACCTCCCCCGGCGTGGGTATCGAGTCTGAGCCTCTGAACTTGACGCCTGAACAGATGTGGCGTACACAGCCGCATTTGCGTACTGTCGTTGATTTTCTTGCTCGGAATATCGCACACCTTGGCTTGCATGTGTTCGACACATCGACGGATGATAGGGTACGCGACCGTAAATCAGTTCTTGCGGCGTTGATGTCACAGCCGAATATGCATATGACTACCTTCGAGTTGATTTATGACCTCGTAGGTAATCTCGCACTGCATAACCGGGCGTATTGGTTCATTTATGAATCAGCTGAAACGCCGTCCGGGTGGGCTATTCAACCATTCCCCGCTTCGTGGGTGAAAACCTCATACGGTACCTACTGGGAGCCTACGCAATACGTTGTTTCCCCTCCCGATTCACCCGATAAAGCGGTGAAGTTCAAACCTGAGAATGTGCTTGCGTTTGAGGGCTGGAACCCGCTACCTAGCAAAGAAGCCTCTGCTGTTGAGACATTGCGGCTTACGCTCGAAGAGCAGTACCACGCTCGCAAACATCGTACTCAAGTGTGGCGACGTGCAGGGCGTGTGGGTGGATATATCACCCGGCCCGTGGATGCGCCCCGGTGGACGAATCAAGACCGTCGCCGTTTCCTCAAGATGTTTGAGGAATTTACGCGTGCAGGGTCTAAAACCGGCGGCACGCCTATCTTTGAAGAGGGTATGCGCCTTGAAACGTCTGAGTTCAACTCTGCAAATGCTGAATGGGCCGAGTCGGTAAAGCTCTCGCTTGTGACTGTCGCACAGGTTTACCAGGTAAACCCGGTGATGGTTGGCGTTCTGGATAATGCGAACTACTCGAACGCTAAAGAGTTCAGCAAATCCCTGTATACAAACACTTTAGGCCCGCAAATCCGCATGATTGAGCAACGTCTGAACACGTTCTTAGTGCCTATGCTTGGTTTAGACCCGGCGGAACACCTTCTAGAGTTCAATATCGAAGAGAAACTACGCGGCTCGTTTGAGGAACAAGCCGCCGTAGCCTCTGCCGCCGTCGGCGCGCCGTATATGACGCGCAACGAAATACGTCGAATGAATAATTTGCCGTCGATTGACGGCGGCGACGACTTGATTATGCCGTTGAACCTCGCAACAGAGAATGTTTCACGTGAAACAGATAACGGAGAAGATGCGGCTGACAATGTTTCACGTGAAACATTGGAAAACGACGTACCAGAGGCGGCTAAGTCGATTATCGACGCACACGGCGACCGCGCCCGGCGTGTTATCGCGGCGAAGGGTGATAAACCAGAGGTTCGAGAACGTTTAGCCCGCGAATTGGCGCAAGATTTAGTGGATTTCCCCGAATTGGCGGAAAAAGCCACTGATTTATCGACAACCGCCGCCGGATTGAGCACAAACGTAGTAGAAAGTGGTGATGTTTCACGTGAAACATAAATCCCTTGTGGTGGACGTGAACACCACCACCGAAACAGGCGTTTTCACCGGATACGCCTCGGTATTCAACAACGTCGATTTAGCGAATGACGTTGTGGTTCCCGGCGCGTTCGCCGAAACACTACAGTCATACGGCCCAAACGGTGAGAACATTCCCTGCTATTGGAACCACGTTCTAGATGACCCCCGAATGTGCATCGGATGGACGCTAGAAGCCCGCGAAGATGAACACGGGCTGTTCGTTCGAGTTCAACTAGACCTCGATTCGGAGGTTGGAGCCAAAGCATACCGCATGTTGCAGCGCGGGCTTGTTCGACAAATGTCGATTACATACATTGTCGAACAGGAAACGCCCGGTGATGAAGGCGGCGTGTGGTACCTGCAGAAATTGAAACTTTTTGAAGTCTCTGTCGTTCCTGTTGCAGCTAATCAGGAAGCAGAGATTTTGGACGTGAAGGCAGACCGCCCTAAGCGGGAACGCCCCTCGAACGATACAGAGGAAAACGAAGAGAAGCCTCTAGATAGCGAAAGCGGTAGTGAAGAGGAACCGGAACCGGTCAATTCGGAGGATGAAGAAATTCACAACGAAGAGGAACCGGAACAGGTCAATTCGCGTGTTCTCGCACTAGCTACTGAGGTTGAACTAACCAACATTCGACTATCCATCATGGAGGTAATCTCGTGAACTTGACTGAACAGCGAGACGAAATTATGAGCAAAACCGGCGCGCTTATCGAGAAGGTGCGCAACGGTGAAGTGCTGACTGAAGAAGAGAAGTCCGAAATGGATATTCTCAAGACTCAGGCAGCGGAGCTTTCCGACCGTTTCAAGCGGGCAGAGGAAGCAGAGTCTTTGATGAAGTCTCTCGGTTCCCGCGAAGTCGCTGTACGCGAAGAAGAACCCACGCAGGCGCGTTCGCTCGGTGAGTATTTCGTACAGGGTGCTAAGAGCGCGGGCATTACCCGCCGCTTCAAGGCCGGTAACCGCGTAGACCCGTTTGACCTTCCCGAATACACCGGCTCGAAGGCAGCGGGCGACGTTATCAAGCTAGATAACCTACAGGCTACCGCCGGTCATCTCATTACCCCCGATATTGACCGCAATATCGTTACCGCATACACTCAGCGCCCTACTATCGCCGCATGGCTCGGTGAAGGCACCATCGCGTCGAACGCGATTGTGTACTTTGTTGAGAAGGTGTGGGATAAGAGCACTAACGGAGATTTCGCTACTGTTGCTGAGGGCGCTGACAAGCCCGGCATGACCCCGCCCGGCTACACGGAAGTCACCGAAAATCTCAAGAAGATTGCGGGCTGGATTAAGCTGTCTATGGAGATGGCGGAAGATGCTTCCTTCCTGGTCTCTGAGATTAACAACCGTCTGCTGTTGCAGCTTCTTATCTCTGAAGAACAGCAGCTTCTTTCCGGTGACGGCGCGGGCACCAATATCAAGGGTATTTTGAACCGCGAAGGTTTGCAGGTCAAGACCTCTGCTAACGCAGCCGGTAACTTGGATGCAGTCTACGAAGCTATGAACAGCGTCTACACCAAGACCGGCCTTCGCGCAGACGGCATTGTTATCAACCCTGCTGATTATGAGAAGTTCCGCCTGTTGAAGGACGGTAACGGACAGTACATCGCGGGTGGCC